TATTAACGCCAGCAATTACTTTGTTTTTAGCGTCATCGCCAAAGCTTAGATCTTTGACAATTTCACTAGGTAAATTGTATTCCATTATATTAAATTAAAATTATTATACTTGCCTAGGATCTCCTACGCCTCCTATAAGATCACCTGAACCAGTATCATCTTTAACTATAAAGTTCATAGTATCTATAAGACCTTCATCATCCATTATAGACTCAAGCTGATTTAACTTAGTTATTTGATATGATTTCGTTTTATCTCCTTTGTAAAGTTTTCTTGCTTTTTCTAAATGCGATGCGTTAAACTTTTCACTACTTGGATCATATATACCAGCTACATACAAGTCATATCTAAGAGTTTGTATGTCTGAAGCTATTTCATGAGCTACTTGATGATCAACATCTTGTGCTATATCTTCTCTTCCTAAAACACCAGGCTTTAAGTTATCGTATATTCTCGCAGCTTCTACATTAGTTAGATTACCTGTAAGACCAGAAGGGCTTGGATAAGCTTGAATAAATTCTTCTTTAGTTAGCGTTTCACCTCTACTTACAGCATCTCTAAGATCACGTTTAGCACCACCTCTAACAGTCTCATCTATAGCTCCTGTAGCATGAGCATATTCATTTGCTAATATACTAGACATATTAAATAGCATAGTAGCCGCTTGTTGAGCATCTAAAATTATTTCCTCTGTACCGTATCTATTTGTATAACTGCTTTCAGAGCTTAAAGCATTTTTTAAAGCACGCACTTTTGTTTTATACTCTCTTTCGTTTAAATTATCTTTGTCTGCTTTTAAGCCTGTAAGTATTTGATCTAAATAACCTATTGCAGCTTCGTGTGAGCCTTCTCTTGATAGATTTCTAAAATCTTCTAAACTACCGCCATAGTCTTGTAAAATACTAGTAAATATGTCAAGATCATCTTGACTCATCTCATTAACTCTAATTCTGACTTGCTGCATTGCGTTCTTTTTATTTTCAAGAACTTGCTCATAATCTTCACCATATATCTCTTTAGCTCGTTCAGCTGTCTCTGGACCTTCGTAAAGATCTGTATAATATCTTTCTACGCCTGTTTTTAATAAACCTAAAACATTTCCTTTTTTTTGCTCCCAGTCATCTGCAGACTGTATGCCTTCAGCTTGAAGCATGTCAAACTCTTTTGGCTCAACTTCACTAGCTGCTGTAACTGCTTCTCTAGTCGTTAGCTCTGGTTCTTGAGTTGTTCCCGATGTAGGATCTACTGTTGTTGGTGTTTGTGTTGATGGTTGTTTTTGATTTTCTTTTTGTCTTTTTTGTTCTCTTTTAGCTCTTCTACGTTCTCTTCTACTCATAGAGTCAAGATCTTCATCTTCTTGCTGAAAAGGACTTACCCCTCCATATTTAGCATTATATGCTCTTTCGTATCTATCTTCAAAAGAAAGTGTATCTATTTTAGATTTATCAGATGATATTTCAATATATTTTTTCTCATTATCACCTATTAAAATCTTTTTAACATAATCTTTAGATTCTACTATAGGTTGACCTTTTTTCTCACCAGATAAGTATCTATGATATTTAGGTAAATCTTCTACCCAGTCTAAGCTTTCGTATATATCATATCCATCTTCTCTCATATTATTGAGAATACCTACTAGTCTAGAAGCACCCATGTTATAAGCAGCAAGAGCTTTAGCCATTCTAACTGATTCATTACCTTTATTCCAACTTCTGTTTAAAAGATCATTCATTTGAGCTCTTTGAAATTGAGTGGCAAGCTTATCGTCTTTAGCTAAATCTTCGTATTTTGTTCCAGCAGGTACATAACCTTTTTTAAGTCCGTCCTTAAATGTAGCTTTTGTTATTTGTGCAATGCTTGTAGCGCCAGCACTACTAACTGCACTACTGTCAAAACCAGATTCTTTAAATTGTTGCCTACTTAAAATACTGTCTATAGGCATAACTACTAGCTCTTTGCTACCTATAGGCTCTGTATTAGAAGAACCCTTATCATCTGTTTGACGATAAGGGCTCACTCCACCGAAATATTTCTTATTTCTCATGTTTATTGAATGTTTTTACGACTTTCGGACCTTGTGTAGCCTCTAATTTGCGCGTAAAATGCTCGATTGAGCCATCAATTGCTTTTTCAGCACCTTCTAGCGTCTCTCTACGCGTAACATCAGACCACTTTTGATCATCATCTGGGTGTGAAACTTCAGTTTGGTAGTAACCATTGGCTAATTGGGTTATTCTCCAGTGACTTTTGTCAGCTAGATGCGCCCATTGCGCTTTGGTTTTGTCATTTACTTGTGGATTACCGGTCCACGAACTTGTTTTATAATACAAATACGTCATTTTGGTTTTATTTATTGGTTAATAATTGATTTTATCTGTTTTTTCCTCCAGGTAAAACTCTTTCTGCACCTGCAGCACCACCTCTTCTAATTTTTTTAGGTGACTTTTTCATCATTTTCTTAGGAGACTCTTTCATCATCTTCATAGCTCCTTTTTTCTTCATCTTCATAGCAGCTTCTTTCTTCATCTTCATGCTAGCTTCTTTCTTCATCTTCATAGCTCCTTCTTTTTTCATCTTTGTTGGAGCTTTTTTCATTTTTGTTGGAGCTTTTTTAAGCTTCATTGGAGCTTTTTTCATCTTATTAGCTGATTTTTTATCAGCAGCAGCTTTTTTCATTGATTCTGTAGTGTTTCCATCACCATCGATGTCTGGAAAATCAGGTTTAGCAGCTTTCATTGCTGATTTTTTCATTGTCATTGGGCCATAATTTCTACGAGCAGGACCTGGGCCTGTCACCATTTGACCGTCAACATCTACATTCATAGGCTTAATATCTCTTTTTCTACCTTGCATGCCTGAAAAACCACTAGATGGTCCTAATAAATATGGAGACTGTCCACCAGCATCAATAAACTGTTGTTTAGCTCCAGCATAACCTGGATCGTCAACACCATATCTAGAAGTTTTACCACCTGGACCTTTAACTTGAAGACCTTGTGTAGTAGCTTTTATTTGAGTTTGACCGTCAGCTAACTCAACAGTTTGCTGCTTAAATACGCTTGGAAAGTTTTTTTTCATAGGGCCTTCCTTACCCGCTTTCATTTTAAATGCCATTTTATAATTGTTTTAACTAGTTATTCTTTTTTTTTAAATCTGTTTAAAAATTTTCTTGCTTTTTGTTTATCTTCTAAACTTAATAAAGAACCTTTTCTTCTTGTTTTAGTTTTATCTTTAGATCCTTTCTTTTTTCTTTTTTGAACATACTCTACACCTTTATCGTCTGTAAATCTAATTTTTGTTTTTACAAGATTTCTTCCAGACTTTTCTTTTCGAGTTCCTTTAATAACGTTAATGTCCTCATCACCTGATTTTACTTTACCTTGTAAGCTTTTAGGATTATCGTATGTTATAGTCTTTTTTCTAAGCTTACCATCTACATATTGTTCTCTAGTAATATTAGTGTCTTTGTCAACTTCTTCTTTTACTTTTTTATCAGTGCTAAGAGGATCAAATGGTTTTGTGCGCTTATCTTCAAATTGAACTTCTGGAATACTAACATTTATTGGTTTACCATCAGGGCCTAAAAATTTATCGTCATCATCAGTTTGCATGTAAGGTGATTCAGCTATAGGCTCTTTACCTATTATCATTTGTTTAAAAGATGGTTTATTACCTGATTTTAGTTTAAATGCCATTATGCTTCATTTTTAGTTCCGATGCCATCATTACCTCGATTAGCTGCAACTGATTTAAATTTTTTGTCTTTGTGATCGTAATCTTTATTTTTTAAGTTAATACCTTTCTTTTTAGCAGATCTACGAAGAACTTGATTTTCTGCTTTCTTTTGTCTACGATCAGGTGTTTTAGCATAAGCAAGATCTCTAGCTTCTTTAGCTGCTCTAGCTTCTACAGACAACTCTTGCCTTTTCAAAGGTGATCTCATTTTAAATGCCATGGTATTATAATTACATGTGTATAAATTATTTAACCTGTGACATAAGGGTACTACTAGATATACCTAATAGGCTAGTGTCATTATTTTAAAAGTTATTATAAATATAGGGGTATTGTTCTACAGCCATGCACAAGTACGGCACGGCGACTAGAAAAACAATATATTTTTGCCCAGCCCCGCATTTTGCACAATTACTCCACGAGAATTTATATATATTATAGTTGTAAGAAAAATTATATAATTATAATTTCTTATAAATTTTAGGAATATTTCCAGTGCACAATAAGAGCACGAGTTATATTATATATTAAAGTCGTAACCAATTTAATTATTTATATTATGAAATCAAAGAGATTTGTAATGAGAAAGTCCTTAGTAGGCCAGTCAGTTATTGTAACTGTTGAAACAAAATCAGGTAACAAGTTTGCCTACGACCATGATGCAGTTTATGCTGCTAATCAGGAAAGGTTAGAGTCAATGGAATGTTGGCACAAGTATGGCAACTATACCAACTCAAACAACCTGCCTACTTGGGCAAGAGAGTTTGAAGGTACTTCGCTGAAGGTAGAGACTGAATAGTCTCTATCTTTTACCTTGCATCGTAACTGATTGCTGGCCTGCTTTTGAAATAGGAGCGGAAGAGTAGACTCCACCTTACGCCGCTGTTTAGGTTACTTGTGTATAGCAGTGCACAAGTGAGGCACGGTGCCACCTTAATTTTATCGGTGCACAACTGAGACACGATGGTGTATATATATTAAATACGTAACCAAATTAAATTATATACTATGTCTAAAAAAACTAGTCAGGTAGTAAAAGAGTCTAAGAGATTCGTACTATCAAAGAAAATGGTAGGTGAGAATTTAATCATCTCAGTAACTACTAAAACAGGTAAACAATTCAAGTATGACCATGACAGTGTCTACTCTATTAACCAAGAAAAATTAGAGAGTATGGAGTGTTGGCACAGGTATGGTAATTACACTAACAGTAATAACTTACCTACGTGGGCGAGGGAGTGTGAGGTTAAATAACCTCCACTTTTTTTTATATAATACTGTGACAATAGGGTGTTACTAATACTTTAGTTAACTACCTTATGTCACATTATTGTACATATAGAGATGTGGTACAGTACCTCTCTACAATTATTATTTAGTAAATAAAATACCTACTTTTATGTTAAAATCTTATATCAGAAATATCAAGTCGTTTTATAGAAACAATTACTCTTGTTTAATTATGTTGAAATACACTATTCGATTTATACTTTGTAATGTATTTGGTAAAAAATATACAAAATAAATACTAAAGGTACACAAATATAAAACGACACCTTATATATATTATAACTGAACTTTAAAATTAAATAAATATGAAAAAAGACAAAGAAATAGTAGAGAAAATAGTAGATGAGACTATAGATACTTTAGTAGATAAACTACATGATTTGACTACTGATTACATGTTTGAGTATGGTAAGTATGAAGAAACAGATGATAATTTTCTAACTGACCACCAGATGTACAGAGAATTAGTAATAAAAGAGATGTATAAAAGACTTGTTGAGACAGGTATATACACTTTACATATAAGATAACACTATGACTTTATATATTATAGAAGTATTAACTATACTATTGGTGATCGGAACTATTTGTTTCATCACCGAAAAGTATATTATAGAAAAATAAGGTGTGCACAAATTATACACGACACTTTATTTATATTAAAACTGTAACTAATTATTATACTATTATGACTAATAAAATTAAATTTCACCAGTTAAAGATTATATCTTTAAACGGTACTAAGTATTATGGGTATTTATTACACCAACTACCAAAAAACTATGAAGAAATATCTCCACTAGATCAGTTTAACCTTGGCGGTTTTACTTACATCAGTGAGTTTGCGGTAGAAATTACTAAAAACCAGTTAGAAACTCGTACAAGTAATGTATCTCTTGGTGGTATAAATACTATATAACTATGACTAAAGATATATTACGCGAGCAAAAGCTAGCAGAGTTAGCCCTCGCTATAAGACACCACGATCATTACCATAATATGAGTAGTGACCACAGAGTATACAGTTTAGGTAGGTCTGAACGAGATACTATAATGAAAGAACTAGAAACTATGTTTGATAAAGTATCAGACAGATTAGAGTTTTGGAACAGTAACTGCCCTGATAATGTAGGTTACAGACAAGAATATATTAACGAGTTAAAATCTGAAGGCAAATGACAAGTAATATAGTAGTGATATGGCCATGCTAATATTTTCAGTATTAGTATTTATATACATAATTGTAGAAGTATATATAATTGACTCGCACAAATAAAAAACGATTACTAATATATATTAAAACTGTAAATAAAAATATATAACTATGAAATGTACAAAATGTGGCGTAGCAGTGCCTGACGGTAGAATTAAATTAGGTTACAAGGTATGTGTCAACTGTTCGACTGTCGAGCGTGTAGCATGTGCACCATTGACCCACCACAAGACTGGTAATACTATTCAAATAGTAGATCAGGCTACTGCCGCTGCGTTGTACAAAGCAGGTCGTCGTAAAGGTTACGGCACTTGCCTTAAATAAGAAACTAGTCAGGTTTAACAATAAGCGAAGCAGTAGAAGTACTGTGGGAGACGAAGAGTAGTGGCATTGGACCCGATGGGTCGCGAGTGCCCTAACAATCCCTGCTCACCTGACGCCGGTAAATACGAGAGTGGCGCGTGAGACGTGTATGTTGAGAACAGAGGCAGGATTATGACCAGTAAACAACAATCTTGCACGGTGGACCGGCCCGATATATGGAGACAAACCGTGTGTACTCACTTGGCCACCTCGTTTTATTAACTATTAAATTAAATAACTATGAATACATTAACAGTATTAGACTTTGAAACAGGAAAAGTATATCAATATGAAGTAATGAGGCAAGAAGGTTGGAATCCTGACGCTGAAAGTATAGAAGATTTTTTGAGTAGCGTTGGTCACAACTTAAAAAATTGTGAGTGGATGGTGCATGATAATTCTGAAATAGTTAATAGAAAAGCTCAGTGGAAAAGATTTACATACTAATATAAATAATAATAATATGGAATACATGTCAACAGAAATTAGAAGTGCCCGCGAGGCAATGACTATCTTCAAGATACTAGGTATCAAAGATATTACAACAGAGCGTCAACGTAAAAACGGTACACAGGTATACGAACTACCTATACAACAAATGTATCAAAGCTTGATACCAAAACCTTTACGTTTTGCATGCTATAAGTCAGGCTACGTGCGTAATGTAAGTGACTACAACACAAGTCCTTACCAAATTAACAAAACTAAAAAGCAACCGGCAGGTACAAATGGCTATCACTTTGAACATACAGAGCGTGTACTTATTGAAAGTTGGGAAGAGCGATTGATATACTTAGCTAAGTTTATCATCAAGAACTACTATCAAAAGCCTACATATTTAATTAACGACTATGTTATTGAGTGTTTACAACAAGAGCGTAGACAAGCTAACAAAGATCGTGAGTGGAATAATCCATCAGGTTTACCATTTGGTGATATTGTTCACCCAGAATCTACACCAGTAGACGACATTAAAGTAATTATTAACGGACATAGATACAATTTATCATGAGTAAAGACAAACTAATATACAAAGACGACGGTACTGTAGACTTTAAAAGTCTACTTCACGAAGATACAAAATTAGAAGAAATTATATCAATAGTATCAAAAAGAGCTATTGAAGTTATAGACGATAGTTTATATGAGCTAATAGGTAAAGATGAAGATAATCCAGATGAGTTTTACGAAGACTATATGGAGTGTTTACCGCATATACTTAAAAACGTAAGTGAATTTCAAAATAAAATAAATGAAGAAGATTAAACAAATCATTAGAGATATGTTTGTATGGGAACCTAATGTAATTAAAAATTTAGAAGAATATGACAAAAAAGAGAAAGCTAAACAGCAAAAATCCAAAGTACAAGACAAAAGCAGAAGTACAAGCAACAACTAAAGAAGTTGACAAAAGGCTGTTAATAGCAGAAGCTAAAGGTGCTAAAGTATATGCTACTTTTTATAAGTAACACAAACATAACACGAACACCTTAATATATTAACGTAAACAATTAAATTAAACCATTATGACTAAATTAGAATTAGAAGTAAAGATTGAAGCTTTACAAAAGTTACTAGGTGAAAAAGTAACAGAACAAACAACTTATCAAAAACAGATAGACGACTTACAAAAACAACTAGCAGATCTAAACAAGCCAAAGCTTACACCAGCACAGTTTGATCAAGTTAGCGAAGCTATAGAAACAGCTATTGGCAACTTTGAGTTTGACAATGAAGACAACTACAGCATTGAGTTCGGTCTCGATTATGATGGCAGAGTACATTGTGAGTCTTTCAGCTTTGACAATGCTTATGACTTACACAGAGAAATATACGAAGCAGTAGGATATTTGTTTGCTGAAGCTAATGAAGATGATAACCAAGAAAACCAAGACTAATATGAAAACATTGTATAACAGCTTAAAACCAGAGTATCGTAAAACATTACAAGATAATGAATACAAATATCCCACTGCAGTTAGCTCTGTAATAAAAGCATTACAAGATAACATGCTATGGTCACGTTTAACAGTGTCAGAAGTTAGAGACGTCATAACATTTACAGATAATAAAATATTTGAAATGTCTTATGAAGACTGGGCTTTCGGCGATAAATTTTTACAAGATGAATAGAATAAAACCATTAACAAAACCAAAAGGTATATTTTTGGTTACAAATCCAGGTAAGTAATGAACTTGCTAACACAGAACAGTAAAATTAAAAAGACATCAAAAAAGTTTGGAGTCAGATTATTTAATTTCGGTATACCAGCATATAAATCGGTGTCAGGTAAAATTACCTGCCCGTTTGCTGGTGACTGTGTTAAATTCTGCTACGCTAAAAAAGGTGCTTATATATGGTCAAACGTTAAACCAGCATTTGAAAAGCGTTATGAACTAACTAGAACTGATGACTTTGTTAATAACATGAACGAAGAAATAGCTAAGAAAAAGCCTGATTATGTAAGGGTGCATGACAGCGGCGATTATTATTCACCGGCGTATCTACGCAAGTGGATTACCGTTGCTATACACAACCCGCACGTTCGCTTCTACAGCTATACTAACAGCGTTAAAATGCTTAAAAGTGTGACACTGCCTGCTAACTACGATATTATATTTAGCGACTCAGGCAAGCAAAAGCATTTAATTGACGAGCAAAACGATCGACACACTAAAATATTTCATAGTCATGACGAACTTATATCAGCAGGGTATGTAGACTCTTCTGAGTACGATCTAATGGCTACGAAATGGTATAATAATAATAATAAAATAGGTTTAATATTTCACTAATATGAGCACAAGAGCACAAGTTAGATTTGCTACGCGCGAATCAGGGCAATCATTTGCCACACATCCAAAAGTTATACATGCACAGTTTTATGTACATTACGATGGCTATCCAGAAGGACTAGGCGTTGATATAGCTAAATCACTTACTAAGTATGGTAAGTTGAATCATTGGGAGTTAGAAGAGTTAACAGCTAGACACGATGACCTAGAATATATATATTATATATGGCAACATTCTATGAAAGAAACATTTATAAGTATATTTGCAGTACGACCATTTACAGATCTAACTGGCGAGTGTATATTTGTAGGTACACCAAGTAATCTTATAGATAAATACAAAGACAAATAATTATGGAAAAAAGAAGAAACATTATTATGACAGACGAACAATTAGAGTCTATAGTAGATAAATTAGCAGGCGCTATGATTAAGCGTATCTACGGTATAGAACAAAACGATGCTAGAAATAGCATGTCTTATTATGCAGACAACATGGATGATCATGCAGTTGGTGAATTAGCTAGGCTAATGACGTTAATGAATTTATATGAAGAT